TTAGAATTTGGATCACCAGAAAATCAATTTGAAGCTGATGAACAAAATAAATTAATAAGTATTGCAACACAAATAGGTCAAGGTGAAAGAAAAAATATACAAAATGCAGTAATGAATATTAATATTCAAGATTTAATTGCTCAAGGCAAAGTTACAAATGTATCACAAAAATTTACATTACCGGGTGAAACACAACCATTATCTATTTTAGATAGAACAGAAAATAATAATATTACAGAAAATGAGTTTAAATTTTATGGAACGATATTTCAAAACGATCAAAATAAATTATTTATGTCGGAATTACCGAAAATTGTAAAAATAATTAAAAGACATTCAGCTTATATAGAAGGTGGTCAGGTTGCTAATATGTTTGATCCTACAAAAGATAACAGATTAAATTCATTTGCTACTGAAGTCTATAGAGCATATTTTGCTTACAGAGAAAAAAACAAAACTGGTAACGATATATTTGAAATAAATTCTCCTTTGTATTTAGGTAGATTATCAAATGACTATATGCCAGATAAATCAGTCATACAATCAGAAATAATTAAAAAGTCTGGGGTCAATACAAATGAAATTTTGAATTGGTCTGATAGTGGAGCAAAGACTTTTGAAGAGTGGGAAAAGAAAAATGAAAAATTTAAAAATAAAAAAAAAGATAAAATACCTTTCTTAAAAGAGGATGGTAATCCTAAATTCTTTATGTAAAGGAAAATATGACAACAATAGCTGAAAGAATATTGGAAGCAGAAAAGGCAGGAGTTCCAAAATACGAAATAGAAAGATTTAAAAAAGAATCAATCCAAAAAATGATTGATGCTAATTTTCCTCAAGATCAAATCAATAAAGAGTTAAATATAGATCAAACTGAAACAAGAAATAATATTAAATTATATTGGTCTAATCTAAATCAAGAAATTGAAAAAGATATTACAGATGGTGCTGATGAAAAAAATATTCATGAAAGAATACAAACTTTTTTATTAGGAGACGATAAAGATTATCAATTTTTACCATATTTTAAAAGAGCTATAGGTCAATCAGGTTTGAATAAAATGATTGCTTATCATTCAAAAAGAGAATTTGGTTTAGATACAGATTACAAAGAAATAGAAGGTACAGGATTTTTAGAGAAACTTACTGAAGGTGCAACTGGTTTAGTTGCTGAACTTCCAACTTTTGTTCCGGGTGCAGTTGTTGGAGGATTTTATGGAGGACCGGGTGGTGCAGTTATAGGCGGTGGATTAAGTGCAGGTGCTATTCAAGGTATATATACTGAAGCTCTTAAAAGAGGTGAAGTAAAAAGTTGGTCTGAATGGTGGGATATATTTGTTGAAGAAGGATTAAGTGAAGGTGGTAAAACTGCTGCTAAACTATATGCTGCTTATGCAGTGCCGGGTTTAAGATTTGCAGCTCCTTTACAAAAAAATATATTAGGTAGAACTCTTACACAATCTACTGCATTTACAGGGACAGGAATGTTATTAGGTGATGATTTGCCTACTGCTGAAGACTTTGCTGTAACTTCTTTATTATTTGCTCCATTTAACATCAAACCAGCAAAACAAAAATTAGATAACATGATTTCTAAAACAGGTAAAAAGCCTATAGAAATATTAGAAGAAGGAATAATTGATAGAAGTATCTTTGATTTTATGAACTCAAAATTAAAAGATATACATGATGTACCACCCAACTATCGTAACATGGATAAAGTAGGTAACGAAAGATTTAAGAAAGAAGAAGTAAAAGAATATAAAGAGCCTAAAGAGTTAGATCAAAATAGACAAAAACTTGATGAAAGCATCAAAAATCCAGAAGAAGGACCAATGCCTAAAAGATCAACAGATTTTGTTGATAATTTTTTTTATCACTTTGTAGATAAATTTAATGTTTTTAAAAGAGCAGAAAAATTAGTTGAGAAGAGAGCAGGAAATAAAAAGTTATTTGAAAAAGAAATAACTCCTTATGAAAGTTTCCAACTTGAAAGCGGTATTCAAGGTCAAATACAATTCTTTATGAGAGAAGGTGCATTAGATTTTAAAACAAAACAAAAAGTTGGACCATCAATGCGTGAAGCATTTGAGAATGTAAAAAGTGAAAAGGATGTTGCTGATTTTAGAAGATATTTGGTTGCAAAACGAGCAATAGAAAAAGATGGTCAAGGTATTAAAACAGGTGTTGATATTCCTGCTGCAAAAAAATTTGTTAAAGAAATGTCTAATAAATTTGAAGTTGGTCAACAGAAAGCAGTTCAAAATATGCAACTACTATTAAAGTATTTAGTCGATAGTAAAATAATGCCTCTTCCTGCATACAAAAAAATATTAGAAATGAATAAAGACTTTACACCTTTCTACAGAGATTTTCTTGATGCAGATGGTGGAGTACAATTTTCTAAAAATGTAAAAAATCCTTTTAACCCTGTTAAAGAAATGAAGGGTAGTGATAGAAAAATAATTGATCCTATTACATCAATGTATAACAATATTAATTTATTTATTCAGATTGCAGAAAGAAATCAAAGCTACAATAATTTTTTAAAGTTTGTAGAAGATGCTAGAAAATTAGATAAGACTTTATTCCCTGAAGTTCAAAAAAGTGAAATGAGAACGATACGAACACAGGTTACAAGAGCTGAATTAGAACGAGCAGGAATAATACAAAAAGGTCAAAAACTAGGAGAAAAAGATTTAGAACATTTTTCTATATTTAGAAAAGAGCAAGGTGTTTTAAAAGAAACAGAGATTGTAGTTTATAGAGAAGTCAAAACTAAAAAAGGTAAAACAGAAATTAAAAGAGAAGTATGGGAAGTAGGCGAGGCTTTTGCTAGACCCCTAAAAGACTTCAGTAAAAGCACATGGTTATTAGGCAACATTACTGACGCTTTAGCTGTACCAGCAAAAACATTAAGAGCTGGTGCAACAGGTGCTTTAGAATTTATGTATAACAATGTTCAAAGAGATGCTTTTCAATCTGCTGTATTGAGTAAAGGTTGGTATCCGCCTTTTTTTCAAACAATAATGGGTTCGGCAATGATGATAAAGCCTGTAAGAAATAAGTTAGGCAATCATCCTGTCTGGGAAAAATATGTTAAATCAGGTGCATTGCAAAACTCTTTAGTTACTCTTGATAGAACATACTTTAATAAATCCATAAGAGAACACTTTACTAATACTAAAGCAATTAATGTTATTAAAAATCCTATTGAAATGTTTAGAGTATATCTAGAATTTTCAGAAGGATTGAATAGATCAGGTAATTTTAAACTAGCATACGAAAGAAATATAAAAAAAGGTATGTCAGAAGAGGTAGCTATAAAAAAAGCTGCTGTTGAAACTAGAGATAATCCTATTGATTATAGAAGAATGGGAGCATCCATAGAAGGTGCAAATAAATTATCAGCTTTTTTCAACGCTAGAATACAAGGTTTAAATCAAACTGTAAAAGCATTTAAAGATAGACCTATACAAACTGCAACAAAAACTTTTTTATATGTTTCTTTACCATCAATTATATTGTGGTTTCAAAATCATGATGATCCAGATTATCAAGATTTACCACAATGGAGAAAAGATTTATTTTGGCATATTAAAGTAAATGGAACTTATTATCCAGTGCCAAAACCATTTGAATTAGGTTTGATATTTGGAACAGGTGTAGAAAGATTTTTAGATTATTATATTGATGATGATCCAAAAGCATTTGAAAAATTAAAAAATCAATTTTTACAAACTACATTGAAGCAACTATTGCCAATTCCAACTGCTATAACACCATTCATAGAAACTACTTTTAATAAAAGCTGGTTTTATGATAAGCCTGTTATACCTGCGTTCTTGGAAGGCATACCAAGTGAATATCAATATACTTCTTATACTAGCGAAACAGCAAAAAAAATTGCTGCTGCCATGGGTTATATAATTAAAGATGATTTTTCTAAACTGCGTTCCCCTTTAGTTTTAGAAAATGCTTGGAGAAGTGTTACGGGTTCTATAGGTCAATATATAACATTTGCTTTAGATGAAATTCAATACGCTACAGGTTTAGCAGAAAGACAAAATAACAGAAAAAAAATGCTTGGAGAATATCCAATATTAAAAGCCTTTTTTATAAAATATCCTGATAGAAATGCAGCTCCAATAATGGAAGTAAAAGAATTATATGAACCGGTAAAAGCATATTTAAAAGCAAAAACAGTTTTAGAAGAAAGAAATATGCTAGACGATATATTATCCGGTAAGGTAGGTCTTCAAAATGAAAAAGATATTGAGCTAATCAAAGCTATAAAAGCTATAGGTGATCTTGAAGATATGATTAGAGAAGTTCAAGAAAAAGATTTGACACCAGAAGACAAATTAGACTTAACAAAAAAGTTTATGTTTGCTATGATAGACATATCAAAGTATCACCTAAATAGTTACTATGGTAAAAAAGTCTATAATATAAGAGGAATTGATAATCCAAGAAAAGGCATGGAGGATGTTAAAATAGGTGGAAATGTGCTAGAGGGAATTATAGGTTATGAAGGAAATGATTTGCTGAAATGAGCAAGATGGAGTATTAGAGCAATATGACAATATCAAATACAAGTATAAAAAATTCATATTCAGGTGATGGTTCAACTACTAGCTTTGCCTACACTTTTAAAATATTTGCAAACAGTGATTTGCAAGTCATCATAAGAAGCTCCACGGGGTTAGAAACTGTTAAAACAATAACTACGCATTACACTGTTGCCGGTGCTGGTGATGCTTCAGGAGGATCAATTACTTTCACATCAGGTAATATTCCTGCATCCGGTGAAACAGTTGTAATTCGTAGAGCTTTACCACAAACACAATCAATAGATTATATTGCTAACGATCCTTTTCCTGCTGAAAGTCATGAAGAAGGATTAGACAGAGCTATGATGGCTATTCAACAAGTTCAAGAAGAATTAGATAGATCAATAAAACTATCAAGAACTAATACAATGACTTCAACAGAATTTACAAACTCTGCATCAGACAGAGGCGGAAAAGTTTTAGGTTTTGATAGTGCAGGTGAATTAAATGTAACATCAGAGATTGGTTCTAACAAAGGTAACTGGTCTGCGGGTACTGCTTATGTAGTTAGAGATATTGTTAAAGATACATCAACAAACAATATCTTTATGATTAATACAGCTCATACATCTTCTGGTTCTGAACCTTTGACTACCAATGCTAACTCTGCTAAATATGATTTATTAGTAGATGCAGCTACTGCAACTACTCAAGCCTCTAATGCTGCAACATCAGCAACCGCAGCAGCGAGTTCAGCTACAGCCGCAGCTAGTTCCGCTACAACAGCTTCTACTCAAGCATCTAACGCATCAACTTCTGCATCTACCGCATCAACACAGGCGACTAATGCAGCTAGTTCAGCAACTGCCGCAGCCGCAAGTGCTACAGCAGCAGCAGCCAGTGCGGATGCTTTTGATGACACTTATTTAGGATCAAAATCTTCAGACCCATCAGTCGATAACGATGGTGATGCTTTAACCTCTGGAGATTTATATTTTAATACAAGCACTAATAGACTTCGTGTTTTTAACGGAAGTGCTTTTGTAGAAATAGATAGTGGTATGACTAGCTTTACTGTTGCAGGATCAAGCGGTTCAAGCCAGACTATTTCTAATGGAAATACATTAACAATCGCAGCAGGGACAGGGATTACGACTACTGGCGGTTCAACAGATACAGTAACAATAGCTGTAACTGATGATCCAACAGCACTTGCAATCGCACTCGGCTAGTATATAAGG